GGCGGGCCTTTTAATCGGGAGAAGCCATGGCAAAGCGTAAAGGCCTCACCAAGCATACCGCCCTTCTGCAGAAGCGTGCACGCGACAAAGAATACAAGCTGCGGCGTGCTGGGGCGTCTGACGCCGAGATAGCCCGCGTCTCTCCGAGGCTCCCCGCCTCCGAGGTTGCCAAGCTTAGCGGGGGCGCACTGCGGAGCTACCAGGCCAAGCTTGACAGGTTCAACAAAGGGGGGTCCTTTGTGGTCATACCTGACACGGGTGAGCTGGTGCCACGCTCTGTTGTGTCTGAGACTTTGTCAAACTTCAAGAAGGGCAAGCGCACTCGCCAGGGGAAGGCGGCAGCCATTGACAGGGTGTTTAGCCACGGCATACCCTCCATTGCCGAGAATGCCAGAAGGGGCGGGGCAAGGGCCAAGGTGTTCGGGCACGAGTTGAACGTGGAGGTAAAGGAAGACGCGCGTACGGTTAGAGCTTGGTATAAACGTTTGAGGCGGTCTCGCGAGTATGCAAGCGTCAACTGGGAGAAGGCCCGCCGTGACACTCGTTTCAGGTACAGGCTCTTGCTTGAGAAGGCGGGCCGTGTGAGGCTTGCAAACAAGATAGGCAACATGAGGAATGACCTTTTTTCCGTTTTGGCAAATCGCACAAACTTCGAGGAAGTCATACAACTGATGTACGAGAGCAGCGTGCGGGGGCTGTCCGATTCTGCCGATGATTACGAGGATGAGGCATGGGAGATTGTTAGGGCCGTCGAGCGGGGAAGCAAGGTGTTCTAAGGGGGTTGTGCGATGCGTTGGGCGGAGGCGGATTTCGAGACAACGACAGACGTTCGGGACTGTCGCGTCTGGGCATGGGGAGTCGCATTTACGGATGACGTGGAGGACTGGCACTGGGGAACGGACGTCCTTTCATTCTTCGAATTCGTCAAGCGTAACGAGGCCGTCTACCATTTCCACAACCTTGCCTTTGATGGAAAGTTCATAATCGACGCGCTTCTAAAGCTGGGCTACCATCATACGGCAGACCAACCGCGACGTGGAGAGTTTGCGACTTTGATTAGTTCAAAGGGGAAGTTCTTTCAGGTTGACGTCAACTTCCGGGACGGACTGCGCACCCGCTTCCGCGACTCGCTAAAGCTCTTCCCCATGCCGGTGCGCTCCGTCGCAAAGGCCTTCGGCCTTCCCGAGGGCAAGGGGGACATTGACTACACGGCCCAGCGCCCGCGCGGATACGTTCCAACCCCCGATGAGCTGGATTACCTGCGTCGTGACGTCCAGATTGTGGCCCGCGCCCTTGCCGAGAACGAGCGGCGGGGGCTTCTTGGCATGACCGTCGGGGCCAACGCCTTTGCGGACTTCAAGCGCCGTTGCGGCCGTAGCTACGAGGCGTGGTTCCCTGTCCTGGACGTGGATGTAGACGCCGAGATTCGAGCCGCCTACCGGGGCGGCTTCACGTACTGCAACCCCGAGTATGCGGGAGCTGACGTGTACGGCGGGATTTCGGTTGATTACAATTCTATGTATCCCTCGATGCTGATTTCCAACGACTACCCGATAGGCCGGCCGGTCCCGTTTGACGGCCGCTACCGGCCGGACCGCCGGCACCCTCTCTACGTGCAGCGCCTGACTTGCGACTTTGCGCTCAAGCCCGGCAAGATTCCGATGGTCCAGCTCAAGAACTGCGCCCTTTACGGGGACCACGAGTATGTCACGGAGGCGGTCGAGCCGTGCCAGATATGCCTGACCAACGTTGACCTGCAGCTCTTCCTCGACAACTACGATGTTGATGTCTACAGCTGGGACGGCGGGTGGATGTTCAGAAGCGCCCCCGGCGAAGTCCTCTTTGGTGAATACGTCGAGTATTGGGGGCGCGAGAAGCGCGAGGCCGTGCGCGAGCACAATCCCGCGCGAAAGCAGATTGCAAAGCTGATGTTGAACAATTTATATGGCAAGTTCGGGACGAACCCCGACGTTACGCCCAAGGTACCGACGCTGCGTGGAAGAGTCGTATCTTATGACCTCGCCACCGTCCACGAGACGCGCGACCCCATATACATTCCCGTCGCGGCCTTCTGTACGGCGTACGCGCGAGACACGTTGTTGAGGGCAATTGATAAAAATCGTAATCGGTTCCTTTACTGTGACACCGACTCGATGCACCTTCTGGGGACCGCCGACCCCGTCGGCATCCGCCTTCACGACTCCGACTTCTGCGCATGGAAGGTCGAGGGGACGTTCTCGCACGCTCGTCATCTGCGGGCCAAGTGCTACATCTGGGACTTGAACGGCGAGGTTGGCGTGACCTGCGCCGGCATGCCGGACAACATCAAGCGGGCGTGCACCTTCGACAACTTCCGCATCGGCTTCTCGAACGTCAACCCGAGGACGGGCCGCGTGTGCGGCGGGGCGTGGTGCGCTCTAGGGCCGGTCTGCTGCGGCATGGCCAAGCTTGTGCCACGCACCGTCGCGGGCGGGGTGGTCCTCGCAGACGGGTTGTATGCGTTGAAAGCTTGAGCTATCTTAAAGGGGCATGGTCTCCGCAATGTTCCTCGTTGGTCGATGGGACACGCAAGGCTGACCGGCCGAGTCCCGAGCGGGCACGCTGCCTGAGGACGGCGGGTAGGCTGTGCACTTCTCTTAAGGCGGTTGCTTTTGCGACCGCCTATTTTTATGCTTGGACTTGAGGTTTCACGCGAAACAACTAGGAGGTTGAAATGGCAGACGAGAAGCCCGAGGAGAAGCCCGAGGAGAAGCCCGAGGAGAAGCCCGAGGAGAAGCCCGAGGAGAAGCCCGAGGAGCACCCCGAGCGCGACTTCGGGAGCGAGATTGACGGACTCACGGCACGTCTTGACGAGCTTGCCGACTCCGTGGCAGAGCTTGCGAAGATGGCAGCCGTGGCATCCACTGCAGCTGACGATGGTGAGGACGGGAACGAGTATCCCGACCTCTCCGAGATTATGGGAGGTTTCTAAATGGCATCCATCGAGAACGGCGTCCTGCACGCCTCGAACGCCGAGATTCTGAACGAGATTCGAAAGAACGCGCCCGATTCATACAAGGACCGCGTGCCGGAGGTGACTCAGGGCCAGGAGGCGGCGGCGCTCAAGCAGCTCAACAAGTATCCCGACCTCTGGAACACCGCTGTGCCGATTCTCCGCAACGTCATCGGCCTGCAAATTGTGCGTAACCCGAGCTTCACCAACAAGTTCTCTTTCCTCTTCGACAACTCGCAGGGGTACGGCAAAACCATCGAGGAGATGCAGGTTAATCTCCTCAAGGCCCGGGCCTACGACAAGTCGCTCACCGACGTCTGGCGTGCCGACGGCCGCAGGCCGGACGTGCACGTCAACTACCATACGATGAACAGGCAGCTCGCCTACGACATCGTCACGCCGATGGCTGACATGCTGCGCGGCGCGTTCAACGAGTCCTCTCGTATGGACTCGCTGCTGAATGCCATGCTTGCCGCCCCGCGTAATTCCCTCGAGAATGACACCCAGCTTGGCGTCCTCCAGCTCATCAAGCACTATCAGGACTTCGAGGGGTTCTACAACTATCACATCGACCCCATCGCCACGGCTGATGACCCCGCCGCCGTGTGCCGGCAGCTGGTCAAGGGCGTGGCCAAGCTCAAGATTGACACCGAGGTCTACACCACCAAGTTCAGCGCTGAGGGGCGCAGCGCGGGCCTCGCCACGAACACGCGAGACTCCATCCTCCTCATCGACTCGACGATGGCCTCCAACCTCACCGTCGAGATGCTGGCCTACATGTTCCATGACGAGCGCGGCGAGCTCATGGCCGACCGCGTAATCTCCGTCCCGAGCATCCCCGGCATGCCGGACGGCTCCGCTATCTGGCTCGACGCAGACTGGTTTATCTGCCGAAACGAGCTTGGCCCCATCATGCTCGACGCACCCATCAACCCGCTTACCATGGAACAACTGAGCACGCTGCATTGCTGGCAGACGTTGAGCTACAGCCGTTTCTGCAACGCGGTGTCGTTCACGACGGCTGCAGACACCGACGTGGCGCAGCTCAATTCCACGGTGTCCGGCGTGAGGCTCGTGGACGCCGCCGGCAACGACTCCGCCACGCTCCAGCCGACCTACAGCCCCGCCACCGGCGAGCTCCAGGCACCGGCAACCAAGCTCGTCGCCACGGTCGAGGGCGTCAACGGCCCGTCGCAGGCGGTCCGCTTCGAGCTGCACGCCTACAACGGGCGTGGCCGTGGCATCGGCCTTCCTGACCGTTGCTTCATCGCGTCAGACGGCACGCTCACGTGCGGTGGCGTCCCTGCGGGCGGCAAGGTAATCGTCCGCGCCGTGTCCCTGCAGGACGAGAGCAAGACGGCCGACTTCACGGCCACGGTCGAGGGCACCACGGCCGCCACGTCCGTCGCGAGCTCGCCCGCCTCGCTTACGGTCGTGAAGGGCAAGTCCGTCACCGGTGCCGTCACTGTCAAGCCGGATGATGCGACCGACGGTGGCTGGACGGCGGCCCTCGCGAACGATGACGGGACTGTGACGCTGGCAACCGACCGCACGCACGGCACCTTCACCGTGACGGGTGTCAAGGCCGGTTCCGCAACGGTCATCCTCTCCGCGACCGGCGCGGGTGACGCGCCAGTCACCAAGGCCGTCTCGGTCACGGTCACGGCCGAGTAGCAATGGCTCCCCATCTGGCCTAGGCCTTTGGGGGTGGGCGGGGTCATGCATGGCCCCGCCCTTTTCTTTGAGGGGTAAGAATGGAAACAAACGTTCTCACATCGCAGGTCTGGCCGAACGGCACGGAAGTGTGCCTGTACGAAGTGCCGTGGGACTCGTCGTACCGGGACGTCGTGGCATGGAATGACGAGGACACCCGCGACGCGTGGTTTGCGGAGCACCGGGGATTCTCGTTCCCAACCAAGTTCCATTGGCTCCGGCCGGCACAGCCAATCGTTGTCGAGTGCCCGTACTCGACGGCGTACCAGTATAACTATTTGTCAGTTCGTAACCCCGCCAACCCCGTCACGGCGGAGGGCACCCCGCGCACGCTCTACTACTTCATAACCGACGCGCAGCCGCAGAACACCGGGACGTGCACGCTCACGGTCCAGCTGGACGTGGCCACGACGTACGGCTGTTCTGTGGACTTCGGCACCGTCTACGTCGAGAGCGGGCACATCGGCATCGCCAACGAGAATCTGGGCAAGCTTGATACCCTCGCGGGCGAGGCCCTGCGCGAGTACGCCGACGTGCCGGAGGGCATGGACTGTGGCGCGGAGTACGAGACCGTGGCAAAGGACTACTTCAACCTGCTGGGCGAGGCCCCGAAGATTGTCATAGTCTCGACCGCCGACCTCACGGCGGACCCCGGCACGACGGCCGAGCCTAATCTCACGTGCGCGACCGGCCAGGTGGTCGGCAACCTTCCGAGTGGATGCAACGTCTACTCGATGGACAGGGCGTTTTTCTTTAGTGTCATGCAACAGCTGTCCAAGAAGTCGTGGGTTGGGCAGTGCATCGTCTCCATATCCACGTTCCCGTCCTCACTTCTCGTCGAGGGCGACACGGTGCAACTGTTCGGCAAGTCCGGCAGCGAGTACGCCATGCACAATGTCGAGGGGACGCGCACCACCGACTTTTCCAGTCCTGACTACACGGTCGAGAACGTGTTCGACCGGCTGTCGGCCCACCTGTCGGACGCCGCCAAGAAGTACGTCAAGCTGTTCGCCTACCCGTATTCGGTCATCGAGCTTGACGGCTTCAACGGCAACCCGGTTCAGCTCAAGCCGCAGTTGCTCCATGGGCGCCGGCTGGACCTGAGCATCATCTCCTGCGCCCTAGCTCCGTTTACAAGAATAGGCATCTTCCCGCAGACGTACAATTGTTCCGTTGCCGAGGAGCTGACCTATGCTTGGAACGGCATCGGCGGCGGTGGCACGGGGAAAATCCAGTCGGGGGACTTCCTGAAGACGTGCGTCTGGCTGACTGATTTTCCTCAGTTCTCAATCGTGAACAACATGTACTTCTCGTACCTCGCGTCTACGGCGCACACACGCGCCTACAACTACGAGAGCGCCGGCTGGGGCCTTACGTCCGCGAACGCCTCCGCCAGAACCGGCTACAACAACACGCAGGCGCAGCAGGCCACGGCCTACGACGCCTACGGGCGCACGGCAAACGCGCAGCGGCTCAACTTCACTGACTCGCAGGCGCTTTCTGGCGCAAACCTTGCCGTCAATGCAATTGGCAATGCCGCCTCCGGCAACTACGCGGGCGCGGCCGTGAGCGGGGCCCTTGGCGTGGCGCAGCTGGCCGTCTCCGGCAACAACTTCAACCGCTCCATGGCCGCGAGCGACGCGAACGCCAGTTCTGCGTACCAGACCAACCGGCAGGTCACCGACGCCAACTACGAGCTGGCATCGTTCCAAAATCAGGGCAACTACGAGAACGCCATACGTGGCATTCAGGCCGCCGTCCAGGACGCGGCCCTGACCCCTCCGTCCACGGCCGGCCAGATGGGCGGGCAGGGGTTCAACTGGGACAAGGGCCTAGTCGGCGTGTGCATCTCGTACAAGCGGGTCGCCGGCGCGGCGGCGGACTCGATACTGGGCATGTTCGAGCGGTATGGCTACCAGGTGCACCGCTTCGTCAACTTCAAGAACAAGGGTCTGGCCGGCTTGATGTGCATGAGCCGCTACACCTATATTAAGACTGAAGGCGCGTCCGTCCGCGAGGGTGACGGCACCGACGCCGAGCGGCAGGCCATATCGGGCATGCTAAACAGGGGCGTCACGCTCTGGGCCTCGCCCGACCGCATCGGGCGCGACCTCACCGACAACGACATCAAGCCCGGCTTCTCGTACTAGGGGGATTACATGGGAAGAAAGCCAAATCCAAGCATACTCGTGCCACCCGAGGTGGCGTGCTGGGGCAACGCCGTTTCGATAGCATGGCAACGCTCGTTCGTCACGGGCCGCACGTTCGCCAACTGGTTTCGCCTGTTCTCGACACTGGCCACCTCGTCGTTCGAGTGGGAGGGCCTTCCGCCCTCCATAGACGCGCGTTGGCTTGAGTCGGCCCTGTTCTACGGCGGTGCCGTGGCCGTCTCAAACGTCGGCGGCATTCCTCTGGCGATGCGCTTCTCTGACGAGGGGCCGCATGACCTCTATGACAACCCAAACGCCATCATCATGAAGCCCCCGCGCGGTACCGGAGTACGCCGGCATGCCGGGACGTGGGTTGACGCCGACGGGCACGGCCACGTGCCCGACGCCGTCATCTGCTGGGACAACCAGCAGCGAACCCCGTTGTGCGACGCCATCATCATCGCCTGCAGCCGCCTTGCTGCCGTTGATGTGACCATCGACCAGAACGTCACGGCCAACCGCGCCCCGTTCATCTTCAAGGTATCCGAGATGGGCAAGGCGAACGCGGAACGGCTGTTCGACCGCATAAACGCGGGCGAGCCGGCGATATACGAGTCTCCCGCCGCAGACGTGGTGGTGGACGGCGAGGTCTGGCAGTCGGGAGTCCCGTATAACGTCGGTAACCTGCTCAACGACGAGACGAAGCTCGTCGCGCAGACCATGACGCTGATTGGCATCGACAACAACCCGGCCTCCGAGAAGCGCGAGCAAATCCAATCCACCGAGGTCACCGCCAACAACGAGCAGTTTCTGGTCATGCGTGCGAGCCGCCAGAAGGCCCGTGAGGAGTTCGCCCGCAGACTTGGGGGCCTGCTGGGCATCGAGCCGCCGCGCCCACGGTTCGTCGTGCGCCACGCCATAGAGGAGGTTGACCCGCATGCTGACGTTCGTTGACGCCGACCAGACCAGCCCGCTGGAGCACGCGTTCACGGTCCAAGAGGTCGTGGAGGCCTTCGGGCTGTCGCTTGGCCTTTCCGACTACCCAATATTCGACGAGTCGTACCGCGCGACGCTCAACCAGCGCATCGCCGACCACTTCTGGTACCGCAGGATAGCGGCCGAGACCCCGCAGCAGTTCGTCTTCTTCCTCAACCGCCAGATGCGGGAGGTCATGCCGACCTTCAACCTCGCCTATGCGGCCGTCCATGCCGACGGCTTCAACCCGTTCGACACGAGCGAGGGCGAGAGCCACAGCACCGGCTCCGGCACCACGGAGGGCACGGGGTCAAGCACGAGCAACGCGACCTCCGACGGCACGGCCACCACAATCAACAGCACGACGCCGGCATCCATGCTCACCAACCCCGAGGGCGAACAGTACATGGACGCCCTCACGAAGAGCACGACCACGGGCAAGAACACGGGGGCCGACTCTTCCACGTCCTCCGGCTCGAACACCTCCAAGAGCGACGGCTCCTATCGGGGCCGCGCCGGCAGCTGGGCACAGCAGCTCACCGAGGCCGAGGCCCTGCGCGTGGCCGACATAGACGCCAAGGTGTGCGACGCGCTGGAGCCGCTGTTCATCCAGCTCTGGGACGACACCCCCTACTAGTAGAGGAGAGAACATGTATTCGATTCCAAACACCAACAACTGGGTGCCCGACATGCCGGGCTTCTCCGCGTGGCAAACGAAGGACTTTGCCGACATGCGCACCATCCAAGAGCAGGTCTGGTGGCTTTATTCGCGCGTAAAGGGCATGCTGGAGACCGACGAGACGGACGACCTCGCCGACCGCGTGGCCGCGCTGGAGAAGACCGTGGCCGACCTCACCGACGCCATCGCGGGGCTCGTTCGGCGCATGGGCGAGCTTGAGGCGATGATGGACGCGCTCGCTCAGAACGGGCTCGTCTATGACGTCACGCGCGGCACCTACGCGCCGTCCATGCCCGCCGAGCGGCGCATGTGGCAGGCCCAGCTGTTCGAGGGGATGAACGTGGAGGACCTTGCGCAGGTCACCGTCGCGCAGGCAAGGCTAATGAACGTGCGCCACGTGGCCGTGGACGGCCGCACCGAGTACATGGGCGTCGGCAAGGCCGCGCCCGACATGCCCGAACAGGGCGGATGGACCGAGGCCGACTTCCGGCCGGACGCCTACATCAAGAAGAGCGACCTCACGCTCATTGACACTGACAACCTCGCCGACCACACAATCATGGGTGTACTTGAGTCCGTGGCCGAGAGCACATGCCCCAAGCCGGCCCCCTACCTCAGGCGCGGAACGACCGTTGACCTGCGCCGCCTGATGGTGCGTTCCGACGATGCGCTTTACACGAGAGACGAGGACTAGAGATGAACGTTTCAGAATTTATACAGTGCAACGAGGCCAACTTCACCCACGGAAGGCGCGGCACGACCGTGGACCACCTAGTCATCCACTACACGGGGACGGACGCGTCGGCACACAACAACCTCCTCTACTTCTCGCGCAACAGCGCAGGGGCGAGCGCCCACTACTTCATCGACCGTGACGGCACGCTCTTCCAGAGCGTGGACGAGGGGGACACGGCGTGGCACGCCGGTGACTGGCAGATGAACCTCCGCTCAATCGGCATCGAGAACGTTAGCGCGGGAGAGGACTTCACAGACGCGCAGGTGAGCGCCCTGCGCGAGGTGGTGCGCGAGCTTATGGCCAAGTACGGCATCCCCGCCGCCAACGTAATCCGCCACTATGATGTGACCGGCAAGCTGTGCCCCGCGCCCTACGTGGACGCATCGAAGTGGGCCACCCTCCATGCCACCATCACTGGAGGCGCATCCGCCCCAACGTCTGGCGGCAGCACGTCCGGCCGGCCGGCCGGCGCACTCGACCCCGCGCAGAGCCCGCTGCTACACGACGGGTACTTCGGCCCGTTGACAGTAAGATACCTCCAGCAGGCAATACGCGCCCACGGGTACTACCCGGCCGGGGCATACGTCATCGACGGGGACTTCGGCTACTATACCAAGCTTGAGCTGCAGAAGCTTCTGAGGGCGCTGGGCTACTACACCACCGCCTACCTCCTGGACGGTGACTTCGGCCCCGAGTCCACAAAGGCGCTCCAGCGCTGGCTGCTTGACCTCAAGTGCTACTGGGACGAGAACGGGTGGTGCCTCGTCGATGGTGAGTGGGGCAGCCTCACCACAATAGCCATCCAGCGTGCCATCAACGCGGGGGTGCTCTAGCAAATGGCATGGACGGACGCACAGAAGCTGTACTGCATGTACGTGATAGGCGAGGTCGAGAGCGGGTGGGACTGGGCAAGCGTCAACACCGGGGACCCCATCACAGTCGGCATGATGCAGTGGTACGGCAGCCGCGCGGCCGCGCTGTGCGCCCGTCTCAAGACGGACGCGGCGGACAGCTGGGCCAAGCTGTCCGACCGCATCCGCTCCGCCGTCGAGGCAATGGACTCGACGGACTGGGACCGATTCTGGCTGACGAACGAGGATGCGCAGAGCTGGGCGGACGCCGCGCAGCTCGATGACAACCACAAGGTCCAGCAGACGCAGTTCATGGAGGACTTGGACGGCTACCTCGACACGCTGGGGTACTGGGGCGTGAACACCGACAACGTCAAGAACACCATCATGTTGATATCGGCCTATCACCAAAGCCCCGCAGCCTGCCTTCGAGTCATCCGCAACATCGGCGGGGACCGGGACATATCCGCGACGCGCGATGCTATTCTAGGTGACCGAACGCTTGGTAACTACCAGCGCAGGTACAACACCGTGTATGGGCGGCTCTCCTCGTGGGACGGCACGAGCGCCCCGCCCGACTTCGGGCAGGTCGACACCGGCACCGTCCCCAGCGAGACGCCCAGCTCTGACGTCGAGGCCGACGAGCTGCAGAGTACGGTTGCCTACGTCGAGGCTGCCGGCAACGACCTCATCATACACGGGGCCATGTCATCGACGTCAAAGCTGCTGTGCCGCAGCACTGGGCGTGGCATCTGGATTCCCGTGGCGAGCACCATCCCCGAGCAGCCGAGCACGGGCGGGTCAGACTCGCCCGGCACGACCCCGCCCGCAACCGGCGAGCCGGCGGACTGGCCCGCATGCAAGGCGCTGTGGGAGGAGAACGAGGGCAAATGGTCATACTCGAATGCGGCCGGCCGCACCAACCCACCAGCCTCCGGGTACTCCGACTGTTCTGCCTGCATCTGGTGGGCGGTCAACGCCGCCACAAACAACAAGTACGACTGGATGGGGACTCGAAGCTACACGATGCGCGACACGGCCACGCTCATCCGCAAGTTCGACCCAGACGAGGTGCTGGACACGTCGGACATGCGAGCTGGTGACTTGATAATCATGACGTACGGCCCCGGCTCCTCAATCGGCAACGGGCTGGGGCACGTTGACTGGTACTGGGGGAACGGCACCATCTGGAGCGCGGGGTACGCCCCGCTTCCGCACCACGAGACCGATGACGTGTCGACCTACTACAAGAGCCACAACTACAAGTGGAAGATTTCTGACATCGGGATATATCGGTTCCTGGAGTAAAAATGGCACTTGATAAGGCGTTCTACAAGAAATACGGGTTCAACCTCAGCAACGCGCTTGGAAGTGGCTGCAAGGTGATGTGCATCACGGGTGGCCGTTCGACCGGCAAGACCTACACGGCCAAGCGCCAGGCCATAAAGGAATTCATCGAGCGAGGTTGGCAATTCGCATACGTTCGCCACTATGACGAGGAAATCAAGAAGATTACGGCCAAGAAGAACCCCCGAGCGTGGTTCGCCGACATCATCGCCAACGATGAGTTTCCCGGATACGACTTCCGCATGAACGGGCGCGAGGCGCAGTGCGCACGCGTCACGGGTGACGGCAAGCCCAAGTGGGAGACGATGGGGATGCTGTACAGCCTCTGCCAGGCACAGGCCTACAAGGGCGACGTTGCACCTGACTGCCATCTGATGATTTTCGACGAGTTCATCCGCGAGAAGCGCGGGGCGGGCTACCCGCCCGGGTGCGTGACCGCCCTGATGGGCCTCTGGGAGACACTGGACCGCCGGCAGAACCGCGTGAGAATCCTGATGCTGGCCAACGCGGCCGACGTCGTAAACCCGTTCTACGCAGAATGGCACATCACGCCGCCGGCCGCCGGCCACCACAAGCGGGTGTACGTTGGCAGGCTCCCCGTCTACGTCGAGCATGCCAAAAACGCCGACTTCGAGGCGGCCGCCGCGCAGTCAAACATCGGCCTCATGACGGAAGGCTCAGCGTACGGGGCCTACGCGCTCGAGAACGTGTTCGCAAATGCCTCCAGCCCGTTTGTCGGGCCGAGGCCACGCAGGGCGAGGGCTCAGGCGAACATCCTGTGGGACGGCCGGTGGTTCGGCGTCTGGATGAACCTAGACACGCTGGGGTGCTGGATGCGCGAGGGGAGGGCCGAGGGCGCAAGCATGGAATTCTGTCTGTTCGCGAAGGACGCCGAGCCGAACATATTGATGATTGAGCATTCGGCCCCCTACCTTAAGGGGCTCGCCCGCCTGTTCAGGATTGGCCAACTGACGTTCGACCGCGCCACCACTGCCAACCGCGTCATCGACATGCTGAGGTTGTGCGGCGTCCGCTGAGACCTTAATATCTAATGGAAGTCAACCGATTTTGGGAGGTCAACATGAAATACACGGACAACTACCACTTCGACCTGTACGAGCCGACAGACAACGCTAACTTGCTCGACGGCTATAACCACACCGTCCAGATGGTGGACGGCGTGCTCCAGCAGATGAACGCACTGCTTGTGACGGCACAGAACGCGCTCTCCGCGTACGACACGCGCATCACGGCACTGGAGAAGTCGTGCTCCGACGTCGAGGCTCGCCTCGCCAAGCTCGAGGCGGCGAAGTAGCAATGGCCGACAGACCCACAACAGAGCACTATGGCATAGCCGAGTACGGCCCACGGGGTACCGAGGACCCCATGGACGTGTACCGTGTGTACAACCCCGCCATGGAGACCATAGACCGGATACTATTCGGCCACGAGGGCGAGATAGGCAAGCTCAAGAACCGAATGGATGCCGCCGAGGCGGCTATCGCCGCCCTCGACGCCCGCGAGGCAAACCACTATACGGAGCTGACGCAGAAGATTGCCAACCTGACGCAGCAGCTCAACGACTTCAAGACCGAGGTCAACAACCATCTCTCGCAGCTCGACGGAAAGACGGACGGGCTGTGGGCTGCCGTAACCAACATCGTCAACAAGGCCTACGGGGCCGGCACGGTTGACAAGTCAACCGGGGGCATCAGCTGGGGAGACGCCGGGATGCTGGCAGTCGGTAACATCAACGTCTTCTCCGGCTCCGGCTACCTGAGGACCCGTACCGGCGAGCAGGATAACGACCTAAAGGCGGTGTAGCTGATGGTCATCACGTCAGACCTCGACTTCAGCTGGCACAACAACTGGGAAGGGTTTCTCGACTTGACCCTCTCAGGCAACGTGCACGCCGAGGTTGACCCCATCGCCCGCACCCTGTCGGCCAGAATCTCAAACCTCACCAAGGTCATCAACACCCCCACGACCACGGGCGGCGGATTTATCAACGTCGGCTTCGTCGGCTGGGAGCTTCCCGCGACAGAGACGCAGGGCGCATATTGGGAGGGAAGCACAGGCGAGACCTATGCTGGCATGATTGCCGACTTTGAGTCCAAAGTGCCCGCAAGCACGAGAAGCCGCATCATCTACGGGTACTACAGCTCAGACAACGCCGCGCACTCGCCACAGGGGGACCTTCCATACAGTAACCTGAGCTACAGCCGCGCCCTCACCGATGCTGACTTTGACGCCAACGGGAACCTCAAGCCCATAAGTCTCGTCAACGTCGGTAGCCGCTGGTTGGAGAACGACACCTCCAGCCCCAACTACGGCCATGCCATGTTCACCTACGGCATGGGCGTGGCCGTCATCAGCGGTGCCGACCTCGACTGGCCCTATAGGCCATGTGCCGTCAAGACCGGCGGAACGTGGAAGAGCTGCAACCGCAACGGCGGGGACTTCCGCCGCATGTCGAACGGCACGTGGGCCACCCAGACGAACGACCTATACATGGACTCGAAGAGCCACCTCATGCACAGAAGCGGTACGTTTGTTCGTACCCCGTTGATTGGAGAATAGATGGTTATCACTGAGACGCAGGCTTGGTGCCTTGGCCTCCCGTGCGCGTTCATGGCTATGGACATGCTCACGGGATTCATCGGGGCCGTCTCCAGCGGCCAGTTCTCAAGCGCAAGGATGCGCGAGGGCCTTGGTCACAAGGCCGTGCTCGTGTGCATCCTCGTGCTTGCCCTCATGATTGAGTTTGCGGCCGACCACATCGCGGGCCTGCCGTACGCCGAGGTCTCGCTGGTGGCCGTGGCCGGATACATCATCGTGATGGAGGTCGGGAGCGTGCTGGAGAATGCATGCACGTATTATCCGGCCCTAAAGGACACGCCGCTCTCAAAGCTCTTCAGTGGAAAGGACACCCCCGATGCCTAGCACGGACCGCCTTAAGCTCCCACTTTACACCGACGAAGAGACCCCCGACATATCGACGTCGGGGCACTACAACGAATCAATGCGGCTCGTCGACGCCGAGGCCGCCAAGCTTGAGGCGGCAGATGCAGCCATCAAGTCCGACATTGACACCGAGGTTGCCCGCGCCACAGCGGCAGAGCAAGCGAACGCGAGCGCCATCACGGCGGAGGTCACCCGCGCCACAGCGGCGGATGAGACGAACGCAAACGCCATCACGGCGGAGGTCACCCGCGCCACGGCGGCGGAGCAAGCGAACGCGAGCGCCATCACGGCGGAGGTCTCCCGCGCCACAGCGGCAGAGAAGAAGAACGCAGCCGACATCACGGCGGAGGTCACCCGCGCCACGGCGGCGGAGCAAGCCGAGGCCACGGCACGCACCGAGGCCGACACGGCGCTTGGCGA